GGTCGGGAGTTCGAATCTCTCCGGGCGCGCCACTCATAAAAGTTTAATCCCCTGTAGCTCAGTCGGTAGAGCGGGTGACTGTTAATCACTAGGTCGGCGGTTCGAGCCCGTCCGGGGGAGCCAAGTAAACCAAAGGCTTAGAGTAAAATCTAAGCCTTTTTTTTGCCCTAAAGAAAAAAATGTCGCAATTTTGTCGCAGTTCAAAATAAAACACGGCAATAAGCCACAATAAAGCCGCAACGCTTTGTGGGGGAGTGGGTTATTTGGCACAATTGATAAATAGAAAATGACATCAATTAATATAGCTAAATCAATGCGTTAATTGCTTTTTTGCTTGAATTTGTGCCAAAAGGATTTTAAACAAAAATAGAAAAAAACTGCCATATTTGCGTTTTATTTGGCACAAAACCTAACATAAATAAACCAAAAATAAAAAAATTCTGTTTATTTATTTCAATTAGTTACGGATAAAAATTAGGATAATTTTTGGATATATTCTTTTTTGAGAAAATATCCAAAAGCAGTAATCCGACATTATCGGATATTTTCTATTAAGAGATTGTTTTGTAAAGATTATTTTAATAAAAAATCATCAAATTATGATTTGAGAAAATATCCGAATATCCCCTATCAATACGCCCCTCCTGTTGACCGCATCGCTGATGTTTTCAGCACATCCAAGAGTTTTTGCACATCACGTTCGGGAAAATCACCCGATACGGACGATTTTCCATCTGAGAATTCAATCCTAACGGTCGCGCCCTTATGCGCGGTGTCATTGGATGACCGTCCGGTGTCATTAGAAGGTCGCCCACTTGAAGCTAACAGGCTGCTTTGATTAAGCTCCGGTATGTTAGGCACAAGTGTTTGCCGGGGTTGCGTGACCAAAGGGAACATGGCATCAAGCGAAGGATGCAGGTATTTCGCATTTTGCTCGTCCATTTTATGCTTGAAATCCACTGAAAGCTGTTCACGGGCCTTTAATGTTTCGGTATCTTTGGCCTTGTCCAAATTGGCGTTAATCATGTGTTCCGCATTTTGATAAATCCGGTCGCTGGCTGCTATTGCTTGCCAGTTCGGCCAAAAATTGACACCCAAGGCCTTTTCCATTGCTTGGTCGGCCTGCTGTTGTTTTTTTAAAGCCGCCAGCTTGGCCAGCAAAGCATCGACCGAATCAGTTGGTGAACCGACATCAAAAGAACCAGCGGAAGAGAAGCCCGATCCGCCGTCTTCCTCTTCGTTATTGACTTGGCCGCCCGTGTTAAAACGCTTGACCGGAGCCAACCGAAAATGGCCGTCATTAAGGGCTTGAATCGTTTTGGGGTCATTAGCGGCCACCGCTTCCTTGCGCAAAACAAATTCGCCATCTTCCAGTAAAGCACGGACACGGTCACCGCCGCCGTAACCTGGCAACTGGCCTTGGACACGCGACCAGCCGCCATTTGCGAACGCTTGTATGGGGCCGCCGTTTTGGTGGCCTTCGGGAGCATTTTCAGGCGCGGGTTCAGGGAGATTTGTAAACGCACCCCCTTCGCGGCGGATTCCGCTCCGGTCTTCGATAACATGAATGGTGTGGGTGCTTTCTGTGGGTTGCCTGATCCGGTCAATAGCCGCATCAACCAAGGTTGAATCCGCTTCAATTTTTAAAAGGAATTTTTGCTGTAAAGCGGTGGTGAGTTCGCCTATTTTTGATTTTGCGTCATTTAGTTTGGTTTGCGTATCATCAATGCTGTCAGTCAATTGCTTTTGTTGCGAAATATGCGCTTCGTTCTCTTTGTCGACCGCTTTGACGATGCCGCCCCGCGCCTCTTCAAGTTTCTTGATGAACTTATCGGCATCGGAGCTATATCCCGTCCCGGCCTTCGCCGCTGCTACGGCTTGGGTAGCTAGTTCTTGCGCTATCTTTGCCGCCTGCTCGCCATAGATGCGGGCATCTTTAGTATCACCTTCCAGCAGCGCCTTGCGCTCTGCTGACAGGTTTTCATCAAGCTGCTTCTTCTTGTCAGCCAGCAACTGTTCATCTGTCATACCGCCTTGGCGTATTGTACGGATGATAGTTTGTGTGTCCCGCTCAAGCGTCTCGCGCTCCGTCAGAAGAGCGGCGGAAGCTTGGGCATGTCGTTGTTCATCAGCAATTAATTCGCCAATAATTCCCTGATAGCTTTTCTCAAGGCTTGCGTAAACGGCGATACGTTCTTCAATAGATTGCTTTTCGACGGCTTTTTGCTCGACTGTACCCTCTTTCAGCTTTGCCAACTCGGTATCATATACGCGCCCAATCAGCTCCAGCTTTTTGTCGCCCGCTTGCTGGATAGTTAGCAGGCGGGCGGCATTGGCTTCGGCAACGGCTTTGCTGATCAGCGTTTCTTTTATGATTTCAGGCACAGTCGAAGCCATCACATCTGTCTTGCGTTGCTCCAAACGTTGCTTGATGGTGTTGTTTTGGCGGGTATATTCCGTGTCAACCAACACGGATGTCTCTTTCAACTGGGTTTGCTGTTCTTTCAGTACGTCCTTGCGGGCGATTCCCTCTTGCTTGAGCAGCTCGCTAACCTTTTTTGACCGGTTAGATTCCGCGATGGCGGCATCCGTGCTTCCGGCATAAATTTCCAAATACTCCAAGTGGATTTTTGCCAGCTTTTCATCCAACGACGGCGCCGCGTCATCCAAAAACTCGCCCTTCAACACATGCTTCAATACCGTACCGAACTCCTCCGTATCCTGCTTCAGGTCCACCAGCTGTAGCCTGATGAATTGAAAATGGTCGCCCAAAAACGACGCCCCTTCCCAGGCAACCCATGCCAGCAGCAATGTATTGAACGCCTTGCCCAACAGGCTGGCCGCCGTGGCTGTGGCCATTGTTTGCCCCTCCAATGCCGCCAATGCGCCTTGGTAGGCGCGCGTCGCTGCGGTCGCCGCTAGTTCCGCCACGCGGACGTCGTTCATGGCTGCCGCCACCCGGATTTGTGCGGCGGCCGTTTCCGCCGAGGTGGCGGACAAGCGAAGTTCCGCCTGCGCCTGTTCCAAGGTTGTCCGCGCCGTCGCCAACCGTGAGGCGGCATTTTGCATCTCTATTTGTAACAGTTCGGCACCGGCTGCGTTCCGGTAACTCAGGGTAGCCACGGTGGCGGCATTTTCGGCGATTGCCAAGTCACGCGTGGCCTTGGCCAAGGTCTCTTGGGCTGCCGCCGCCTCGCCTGATGTAGCGATGATTTGTTCCCGTGCCGCAACCGTCGCCTCCGTCGCCGCAGTCAATCGCGTTTCTGCGGTGGCCAGTGTGCTGGCGGCTGCGGTGGCTTCGCCCTCAACTACCACCAAAGCCGCCATGGCCGCATTCAATTCGGTGACCGCCGCCGCCTCCCCATTGGTGGCGGCCACTGCCCGCAATGCAGCCGCCACTTTTTGTTGCGCCAATGTCAGTCGTTGCTGGGTGGTCGCTTCGCTGATTCTGGCCGCCTCAACCTCCGCCCCCGCAAACCGTTGCTCAGCCGCAATCATCGGTGGCACGGTGGCTACCAACGCCAATTGCACGGTCGCTACTTCAGCCATGTGCCGGGCCGCATTGACCCGCATCGCCGCCACCTCGGCCTGGACGCGCAACAGCTCAAGGTTGACAAGGGTTTCTTGTTCAGCCGCCGCTACAACTGCCCGTGATGAGGCGACTGCCGTCAGCTGCGCATCGACATAGCCCGCCACCCCAGCCGCCAATTTAATACCATAGATTGCCGCCAATTCCAGGCTGGCATTAATCAGCTCAGGCAGATGCTCGGAAACTTCCACAAAACCGTTAGCCAACGTTTGTGTTGCCCCGGTCGCCTTATTGGTCTCGCCGATAAACTTTGTCCATGCGTTATCGATCATGGTCAGCGATTGCTGCACAGTGACCGGGATACTGTTGAAAGTCTCGTCGATATGGTCTTTTTCTTTAATCAGGGCATTAATCAGGTCGGTGGCCGTCAGCTTCCCCTGTTCGCCCAGCTCTTTCAGTTTTCCGGTCGGAACCCCCATGCCGTCGGCGATGGCTTTCATTA